AAGGTCAGCCGTAGTTACATCTCTATCCTTATAGATCTGTTCACTAAGGTTGAGGGTTTCTTGGTCAACTCGGGATATTGCCTGATCTCTGTTCTTTAGTGCCTGTTGTTCTTCAAGGTAGCCAGATTCTTGCACTGACTTTCTTATTGCATTGAGATCCTGTTCGTCCATTGAACCAATGATCTCATCCGAAGCCTTTGAAAGTTTGGAGTACATGTCATCCAAACGCCCCATGAAGGCAACATTAAACTCAGGGTCCGTCTGAGAGTAACTTTGGATAAGTGACTTCACATGTGGGTTGTCTATGAAACTAGCAAAACCTTTTGTAAAGTCAATTCCTGCTATCCTGCCCAAGTCTTCTATGTATTGTAATTTTGCAGCAAGTGTTTCAGGAGAGCCTTCAGCAGCCTTGATGCCTGCAACCTTTGTTCTTATGTCAGCAGAAGAAAGAGCTTCAAGGGGGTTTATTGACCTTGCCCCTTCAAACCCTGCCATAACAGATCCTGCCCCAAGACCAACGGAAGTCCCTGCAATCATCGTTGCAAGCTCTTTACCCAAGAAAGATGCTTCAGGAAATGTTTGATCAACAATGCCTGAAGAACCAATTACTGCTCCGTTTATGAGTGTATTAGGAAGCACATTGAACCCAAGGATAGACCCAACGGCTTTTGCACCTGTACCGAATTTACCAGGCCCAACAACAACAGTAGGGTCAATAAGAGATCTCGTTAATGTTCCACCAAAGCCCTGTTCTGCTTCCATAGGAACACCAACAAGACTTCTCTTTTGCTGTTCTTGAGCAACTGCTTCAGATTCTGCTAAACGGTTTATATATTGAGCGTAGCTTTCTTCTTCTCCTCTTTCGGTCGCAGCGAGTCTTTCAAGGCGAGTCAGTGGATCTTCTTGAACCAGAGACCCAATAACAGGTACTGAAGACAAAAGATCAAGACCACCAAGGGCTATGTCTTGGAGAAAAGAAGTTTTTTGTACTGGCTCTGGTGGTGGAGAAGCCTGAAATTCCTTTCTGACTCTCTCTAACTTTTGAGCTTTTTCTTCATCATTAAGATCATAAGCGTTTTCGATCATGAAAACTTTATCATCGTATTCATCTTGAGTCATTTAGAGATCCCTTGCAGAAGTTCCGTGAATTGCTCTGATCTGTCTAGCTGTTTTTTTATCACCAGCAGCCTCTGCTCTATTAGCCGCTTCAAGAATGGCTTTTCTGGATGATATAGAAACCTTCCTAAGATTTTGCTTCAGCTCGTTCAGACTCTGTTCTGTGAGTGTGCCTTTCACAAGTTTGCTAATAGAATCGGAAATCCTGCCTACTAGATCATTGGAAACACCTAGCCTAGTAAATTCTGCCATAGCCCTTTGGTCTGAACTAAACGCCGTTGTGTACATTGTATCCAAGGCGTACTGTTGCCCTTTGGTATACTTATTTTTTTCCAATAGGTTACTAAAACTATCGGCAAGTTGAATCGCTTCTCGTGCCCTATTGTAAGCATCTGGTCCAATTGTTGTGTTCAGTGCTTCATCTATTGCTCCGTAGTCAACCTTCTCTCCAACTTTAAGCTCATCTATTCTTTTCTGAACAACATCCAGAGCACCTGGATTATTAATCAAATCAGGTAGAGCACTTTCAAGAGAGGCTACATTATCAAAATCTAGCCCTTTCAGAATAGAAGCAGACTTTTCATTCCTTAGATAATCTATACCAAGAGAAGCCATCGTTGAGTTTGGACTATCTTCATAATTAGATGCAATTACCAGCGCTACAGGATCTCCTGTCTTCCTCAAGGCATCCACTAAAGAAGCATTAGCTACTTTATCAGATCCTTTATTAGAATAAGTTCCCAAGTATCTCAAAGCGGCTTGTTGAGTTTCTTTATCAACATAGCCGCTAGGGTCTTGAAGGGCACTCAAGTAAGAAGACGCTGCTCTATTACCAGAGCCACTAATGGCTTGCAATTGAGACACAAGATCTGTATTAACAGGAACACGATTTTTTAATGCATCTTGAATCGCTTTAGGAAGTCCCGTAGTAGAACCTGCACCAGCAGCGGAAAGAATACCTTCCCTCGCAGGCCCGAGTCGCATTGAAAGAGCAGAATTAGGATCAGAGAGAGCTTCCATCAGGCTAGTACGGTTAGCCAAAGCAGCTTCTTGTGCTGCTAGTTCAGCCTCTTGTGCCCTAGCTTGCTGAGATGCACGAAAAGCAGCCAAGACATTCTGTGCTTCCTCAGGCGTCCTTAGGCCCCCCAAGACCCCTTGAAGTGCCCCTATGTCCTGAGCACCAAGAGCCTCCTGAATAGCCCCCATCTGCCTCTGTTGTGCTTGTCGTTGTGCCTGGGCACCACCCATAAGCATCCCAATAGGCTCAGCAAGACCAGTAAAGCCAAACTGAGGGTTCATCAAACCTTGGATAACTGCATCACTAATTCTTGCCATGATTATTTACTTCCCTGCTGCCTGTATCGAACCACCAGAACCACCACCACCACCCAACAATCGAGCCAACCAATTAGCCCCTGCTCCAAGAATGTTCTGCAAATCACTTCCATCTTCCTGAGCAAACATTCCTTGAGTAGTACCCTGAAGCAAAGCAGTGCCTAGCTGACCAGCAAGGTTAGCCTGTGCAATACGGCCAGCCAGCAAGGAACTCAAGCCGCTCATCTCGGCTTCACCAAAGAGACCCGCCCCTGCTTGCTGTGCTGCTTGAGCAAGGCCAGCACCACCAAGTCCTTGTGCATAAGCAGACAACTGGGCATCAAGAGGAGCATAACCCATCGTTTGATACAGTCTACCAAGCTCAGCTTGCTGAGACTGCTCACGCATAGCTTGCTCAATAGCGGTTACAGAAGCTTGATTACGTGCCTCAGCTTGTGCCTTGGCAAGAGCAAAAGACTCAGGGGAGCCACCATACTGTGCCGTCTGAAGCCCAAGGCGTCCTTGAGCAGCCAGGCGTTGTTCAAGGTCAAGACGTGCCCTTTCTTCCTCAGGCATCTGAACGGCACGAAGGGCGTCATAAACCTGCTGCTGCCGTTGAGCTAGAGGAGCAGTAGCTTGCCCATAAAACCCCTGAGCACCACCCATTAGCTGATCTTGCAAAGCTTGCTGCTGGGGGCTTAGGGTGGACGTATAGCCGCCCTCAGGAGTCGCCTGAAGGCTTCCAACGCCTGTAGTGACTGTAAAGGGTCTAAACTGAGTTTGCTGAAGAAGCTGCTGGGCTAGAGGCCTTGATCGTTCATAAGCAGTTTGACCTGCTTGACCAAGATCCTCATAAGCTTCTTTAGCTAAAAGACCACCGCTAAGAAGCCCGCCTGCTTGAAGAGCGCCGCCAAAAAGTTGAGACCAATCAATAGCCATAATTATATAATCCTCTATTAAACCGTTTTACCAAGCAGGGTAAGTATATTAAATTCCTGCAAGGAAAAGTAATCAGCCACTGTTGCTTCAAAACCAACTATTATACTTGTTCCATTGCCTGAAGCATTTATATTAGGTGTGATATAATTAATACCTGAAGTGTATTTATCTATACCATATTGAGCTACACCATAAAACGCATTAGCGCCATAGTCTGAAAGAGATAGATTAAACGACCTAGTTGATCCATCAAAGTCATAACCCCACTTAAAGGAAATTGAAGTAGTTCCTGTTCCTACAACAGTCGGTTTAATCTTTTTAAGAATCTTGATTTTTGAAGGAGCACCAAAAGTTAGGTTAGGGCTAAAGTACTTAACAACTATTGATGATGTGTTGTCCAAGTACCCTTCGTATTTACCAATGCCGCCAGAAGTTCCAATGTACACATCACCGTTGGTTAGTCGTTCAAAAGATTTAAGCTTATCAATAGGCCATCGAGTAACACGATATGCCCCATTTTCCAAAGTACCCCTAAGGTCAAAACAAAACACAGAGGTGCTTGTGGGAAAATAAATCAGATAAAAAGAATTCTCTGGGCTGTACAAAGACCTGATATTACCAGTTTCACTTTGGATAATAGAAATAAGCTCAGTCTTGATATTTTTGGAAAGGTCATTCATTGGAAGTGACTTTTCCTGAATAGTTCTTCCAAAAGCCCTAAGGCCAGAAGAACTCATAAACAACACATCAGTGCCAATGTACTGAACTGTGTCCCTAGAAATACACCCAACACCGGATACAGTGTCAACAAGCTGCATAGTGGCAGGAGCATCAGCCCCTTGGTACACAAGGATGCTGTGCTTGCCAAAGATGATTAGAAGGTTGTTGTGTGCTGCCAGAGCCACAACTTCATCATAACCATCAGGCCACACTTGGGTTAGATCAATAGAACCTGAGGTGCCGCCAGACCAAGCAGCACCAATCAAAAGATCAGACCAATAAACAGTAGATTTATTAGAAGCGGTATCAGCTACCCAAAGGCGTCCATAAGCTGCCAGAACTTCATTACCTTGAGGGGCTGTGCCTGAGTAAGAGGGGTGTAGAGAGATTTTAGTAACAGCCCCTAGCGTGTTACTATACACAAGGGGCTCATATCCCCTTTGGAAGAAGTAAGCGTGGTTATTAAAGTTAACCATCTTCCAGTTGTCTGCAGTAATCGTATAAGAAGCAGGAGTGGCGTTAGTAAGGGTAGTTGTGCCACTCAGGATCTTATTGTTGCCTGTAGAAAAGATAACCTGATTGCCTGAAGAATCCCTAAATTGGTGGATACTTTGAATATAGCTTGAACCAAGTT